GGCCTTCTGCCAGCGATCGATGCCGCTCGCCTATCCGCCCCGGGCGCGGCAACGATCGTCGCTTCTGCGCCCTCCTACGCGCTCTCCGAGGCGTCCGCCCCCGACCCCGAGGTGGACGATGGCGCCTAGGCTCGCAATCCCATGCGCCTTGCTCCCCGGGGGGCGCGCGCCCCAAGCGCAAACCAGCGGGGCCGCGGGGCTCGATCTCCACTCTCGCGAAGATGCATGGCTCTACCGCCGCGAACGCCGAGTGATCGCAACAGGGGTGCGGCTCGCGATCCCTGCAGGCTTCGTCGGGCTCATCCGCGACCGCTCGGGGCTCGCGCGAGAGCTGGGGATCTCGGTGCTCGGGGGCGTGATCGACTCCGACTATCGGGGAGAGATCAAGGTGATCCTGCAGTCGCACGGGCTAGAGCACCACCATATCCAGCCCGGCGATCGGATCGCGCAACTGCTTATCGTTCCGGTCCCCGCGGTCGAGCTGGTCGAGGTCGAGGAGCTAGACGAGACCGCGCGCGCCGACTCGGGCTTCGGCTCAACGGGGTCCGCGTGAACGCAACGCTCGCAACGCGACCGCCCTCCGACGATGAGGCGCAAGCGGTCCTGCGGCGGGCGCAGTCCGACCCGGTGTGGTGGATCGAGAGCGTGATGGGCTATCGGCTATGGTCGAAGCAGCAAGAGATCTTGCGCGCTCTTGCCGACCCCGCGGCGAAGATGATCCTCGTCGCGACGTGTCAGCAGATCGGCAAGTCACTTGTTGGCTCGCTGGCGTTCGCGTGGTGGTTGTCAACGCACCTTGACAGCAAGCCGATCATCACCGCGCCCAAGGCCACGCAGGTCGATCAGATCGCGTGGCAGAACATCCGCGCGGCTTACGCGCGCGCGCTAGAGCGCGGCTTCGTGCTCGGGCCCGAGCCCGGCATCGCGCCGAAGTGGGAGCTGGGCCCGGGATGGGTTGGGCTCGGCATGGTCGCGGACCCACACAACGCGGTGCGCTTGCTCGGCTTCAACAGCCTCTGGCCCTTCGTGCTCGTTGATGAGGCAGTCGGCGTTGCGCGCTCGATCTGGGAGTCGATCCTTCACCTCACCGGACCGCAGAACGGCAAGGTACTTGCGCTCACCAACCCGCTCGATCCGAGCAGCTACTTCGCGCAGCTCTGGCGCGAGCACCCGAGCGCGGTTCGGATCAGAGTGTCGGCGTACGATAGTCCTAACTTTACCTCGCTCGGGATCACCGAAGAGGATATTTTGTCCGGCGCCTGGAAAGAGAAGGCGTCGGCTAAGTCCTTGCCGTTCCCCGCCTTTGTGGCCCCGTCTACTGCGCATGATTATTGGCTGCTCGGTGGGAAGCGCCGGGATGATCCGGTCTATCAGTCGAAGATCCTCGCTCAGTTCCCCGAGAGCAGCGAACACGCGATCGTTCCGCTCGCATGGCTACAGGACGCAACAGAGCGCCGAACTGTTGCGCCCGGGGACGCGGTGACCGTGCTCGGAGTAGACGTGGCGGGTGACGGAGGCGACGAGACGATTGTTTATCTGCGCCGCGGGGCGCGTCTCGACCGCGTGCTCGGAGAGCGCGGGCTCGATCGCATGGCGCTTGTCGGTCGGTTGATCGAGTTGCGCGAGAAGCACCGCGCAACGGCGATCCACGTCGACGCGATCGGCATCGGTGATGGGGTCGCGCAACGTCTCCGAGAGCTGGGCGAGCCGGTGCGTGCGATCAACGTCGCTGAAGCAGCGAGCGACCGCACGCGCTTCGTGAACCTCCGAGCAGAGCTCGCGTGGATCTTCCGGGATCACGCCGACCCGCACGGGCTTGGCGATCTCGAGATCGACGGCACCCGCGACCGCGCGTTGATCTCGCAAGCCTCAAGCATCCGCTGGTCGATCGACTCGCACGGGCGTCGCAAGGTCGAGAGCAAAGACGAGCTGCGCCGTCGCATCGGACGAAGCCCCGACGACTTCGATGCCGCGTGCCTCGCGCTCGCGCCCGTCCTCTCCGCGGGCGGCGTAGATCTCGGGCTCTCGGATCTGTATCAGCGCAGCCAATGGAGGGCGCGTCGATGATCTCTCGCCAGCGACGACTCGACTCGGTGCAGGGCGCGATCGAGACACGCGCGCGCGCGATGGGGCGCCAGATCCAGGCGTTGCTCGCGCGCTACCGCGCAACGCTGTTGCGGCGCCTCGATCGCAGCGGGCCCGTTGCGTTGATCGCGAAGGCCGAGCCGATCACCGAGGAGGCGTTGCTCAAGGAGCTCTTCGACCTGCTCGTCAAGTTCGGCGGCGTGCAAGCGCAGTCGGCCGCGGGGCGCACGACGAAGATCATCGAAGGCTCGTTGCGTCTCGGGGGCGCGGGGCGCCTCGTGCCGCTCAAGGAGTTCAAGGGGATCGAGCGCATCGCTGACGAGCACGCGAAAGAGATCTTGCGCGCGACGCAACGCGGGGTCTCCGAGAAGATCGAGCGCATCCTCAACGAAGCCCGGGCCGCGGCGATCGAGCCGAACAACCGAGAGCTTGCGGTGCAGATCAAGCGAGAGCTTGAGGGCGCGTATGAAATGAGCTGGGAGCGGTCGAGCATGATCGCGCGCACCGAGCTATCTATCGCTGAGAACGTCGGACACGCCGCGCAGTATGAAGAGCTGGAGATCGAAGAGGTGCAGTGGGTCGCCTTCAAGGCGCCGATCTGGCCGCGCCGTCACGACTTGATGGACGGCAAAACGATCAAGCTAGGCCAGCGTTTCGAGCTTCCGAGCGGGGTCAAGCTCCGCTTCCCCGGCGACCCCGAGGGGCCCGCTGGTGAGATCATCCGATGCCGCTGCACCACGATCCCCGTGATCGGTGCGGCGCTCCCGCAGTTGCAAGCACGCGCGCTCGAAGGGCGCTGAGAGACGAGGTGACGTGATGACGACCGAGCGAAAGAACAACCGCGATCAAGGCGGCAAGTTCAGCAAGCGCGCGCCCGAGATGGCGCCGGAGCTGTTGCGCGAGATCGGCGCGACGGGCCTCAAGGAATACAGCGGGTACCTATACGAAGAGTGGCACCCGGACCTTCGCGGTCGTCTCGCGGACAAGGTCTATCGCGAGATGGCCGAGAACAACCCGACCGTGGGCGCCGCGCTGTTCTTGATCGAAACGCTCGTGCGCCAAGTCGAGTGGCGCGTCGAGACGTGGCACACCGACTCACGCGAGGCGCGCGATCTGCGCGACTGGTTCGATGGCGCGCTGTTCGAAGATCTCGCAACGCCCTTTGATCAGACGGTCGCGGAGTTGATCGGCTCGCTCCCGGTGTACGGGTGGGCGCTCATCGAAGAGCTGTACCGCATCCGTCGTCGTGTCGACGGAGGGCCGTTCAACTCCCGCTTTGACGATGGGCATTGGGGATGGCAGGACTTCGCGATCCGCTCGCAGGACTCCCGCGATCAATGGATCTTCGATGAGTCCGGCCGCGTGACGCACATGGTTCAGCGCGTCGAGACCGAGGGCACGACGCGCATCCTCCCGCTCGACAAGTGTCTCCTCTTCCGCGTGAGGCAGTGGAAGAATAGCCCCGAGGGACGGAGCGTGCTGCGCAGCGCCTACCGCCCCTGGTATATGCTCACGCGACTCGAAGAGGTCGAGGCAATCGGGCACGAACGCAACGCGGCTGGCTTGCCCGTTGCGCTTGTTCCGCCCGACGCCCTTTCGCCGAACGCAACGCCCGCCGAACGCGCGATGGTGAGCATGGCGAAGGATCTCGTGCGCAACGTGCGGCAAGACAGCGCCGCGGGCGTTGTGTTCCCCGGGGCTCGAGACTCGCGGGGCAACGAGACTGGATTCGAGTTCAAGCTGCTCTCTGCGAGCGGCAAGAACGACGGCGGGCTCGATGCCACCATCAAGCGGCATCAGGCCAACATCGGTATGGCGTTGCTTGCCGAGCTGCAGCAGCTTGGTTTCTCGTCGAGTGGTTCGCGCGCGCTCGGGGACAGCAAGACCGACGTGCTCACGATGGCGATCGGCGCGTTGCTCAAGTCGATCTCCGACGTGTTTTCGGCCGTTGCGATTCCGCGGCTCGCGCGGCTCAACGGCTTCCCGATCAACGCGCTGCCGCACCTCACCCACGGTGATGTTGAGACGCCGCAGATCGCCGAAGCGAGCGCCGCGTTCGCGAGCATGGTGAGCGCGGGTGGACTGACGTGGACCGATGATGACGAGGACTGGTATCGCGACCGCTACGGCTTGCCGTCGCGCGCACCGAACGCAGGGCGTGCGCTCGGGCGCCCGGAGCTGTTGCCCGGTGCGATGCCCGAGGCGATGCTAACGCCTGCGATGCCCGCGCTCGAAGCACCGCCCGAGGCGATCGACGTGCAGCCCGAGACCGCAACGCCGGTTGCGCCCGAGGCCAACGCAGCGGATACCGCGCTCAACGGCGCGCAGGTCCAAGCCGCGCTCGGCATTGTGCAGCAGGTCGCGGCGGGGCAGCTCCCGCGCGATGCCGCGCTCGGCATGCTACAGGCTTTCTTCAACCTCGACGCGAGCCGCGCCGAGCAAGTCATGGGCTCGGTGGGTCGCGGCTTCTTGCCGACTCCCGCATCCGAGGCGAGCACCGTCGGCAAAGCCGAGGGTCGCTACGCGGACATTGACTTCAGCCCGCCCGAGGGCGCGCGAGACGCCGCGCAACGCGGGCTCGATCTCCGACGCGAGTACGGGCGCGGCGGCACCGCAGTCGGCATCGCGCGCGCAAGAGACCTTGCGCGGGGCGCAGACATGAGCCCGGATACCGTGCGCCGCATGGTCTCATTCTTCGCACGCCACGCGCAGAACCGCGGCGATGGAACCGAGACGCCCCCGAGCAACGGATACATCGCATGGCTGTTGTGGGGTGGCGATGCCGGGCTTGCGTGGGCAACCAAGGTTGCTGAGCAGATGGACGCGCGCGATGAAGAGGCGATGAGCAAGGCGGATGCGCCAGCGCCGAAGGAAGATCAGATCACCGGGTCGGACGTGAACCCGGAGGGCAGTGCCGCGGGCGCGGGCGCAGGGCGAGACATCGAGCTTGACGAGCCCGCCGAGAACGCAATTCGCAACGCACTGGAGCGGCACAACGAAGAGGTGGGTGACGCGCGCTCGAAGCAAGCAACGATGGGGATGCTGCGCGCCGTGTGGCGCCGCGGGGCGGGCGCGTTCAGCGTCTCGCATCGCCCGGGCATGACGAGGCAACAGTGGGCCATGGCGCGCGTCAATGCGTTCCTCGACATCCTGCGCACGGGCAAGCCGGAGAATGAGCGGTACATCGGAGACAACGACCTGCTCCCTGAGGATCACCCGCGGAGCACGCGCAACAGAGAGGAGAGCTGAGATGCCTCGACACCCGCGAGAGATCGAAGAGGAGCGTCGTCGGTTGGCCGTTGCGTTGCGCGTTGCGGGGCACACCTGGCCCGAGATCGGCGAGCGGATGAGCGTCCACAAGCGCAGCGCGGCCCGGCTTGTAGAGCGCGAGCGCGAGAGGTGGCGAGCTCGGGGCGATGAGCGTATCGCCTATCTGCTCGAAGTCGCGGACCCTTGATCCCATTGGGCGGGCGCAACATATCTTGCGCTTGACACGCGGGCTGTTGCAGCGTCCCGAACGTGAGCTGGGAGATCCGCGCGCGCGTCGCCAAGGTGGACGCCGAACAGCGACTCGCCTTCGGGTGGGCGTCTGTTGCGGTCGATGCCGCGGGACGCCCCGTGATCGATCATCAAGGCGATCTCATCCCCGTCGAAGAGCTGGAGCGCGCGGCGTACCAGTACGTCATCACGTCGCGCGATGCGTCCGAGATGCACGGGCGCCGCGGCGTGGCGCAGCTCATCGAGAGCGTGGTGCTGACGCCAGAAAAGTACGCCGCGCTCGGTCTCCCGCTCGGTCCGTCCGGGTGGTGGGTCGGCTTTCACGTCACCGACGACGCCGTCTGGCAGCGCGTCAAGGCGGGTGACTTCCGCGAGTTCAGTATCGGCGGAAGCGCAACACGCAAGCCCGTTGCAGTGGAGGGCGCGATCCGTGCCGAGTGACAACACGACCGCGAAACAGGAGGCGACCGCGCTTCTCGATCTCGAGATCGAAGAGGTCGCCTTTGTCGACAAGGGTGCGGGCTTTGCGCCGCGCATCCTCATCACGAAGCGCCGGGTGGCGAGCGATGCCCCGCGGCAGGAGGTCAAGAAGATGAGTCTGGATGAGATCCTGGCATCGCTCTCCGAAGAGCAGCGAGCCGTGATCATGGCGGCGATTGAGCACGCAAAGATGATGGCTGAAAAGCCGATGAGCCCCGAGCCCGAGAAGGAAGGCGTGTCCGTCGAGATCGAGGCGATGATGCCCGAGCCGATGAGCAAGCCCCTTGTCGATGGCAAGGAGCCCGAGGGCTACATGAAGCGGCTTGCCGCGATCGAGAAGGCGCGCGAGTCGGATCGCGTTGCGCTTGCCAAGGCGCGCGCCGAGATCGATGCGCTCCGGCACCGCGAGAAGATCGCAAAGTATCTCGGCGAGGCGGATCGCGACTTCGCGGCCGTCCCCGGGATCTCGACCGAGCAGGTCGCCAAGCTGCTTGTTGCGTGCGACGACGCGCCCGAGGGCTCGGATCTCCGCGCGGTGCGTCCGCTGCTCAAGGCAGCGCACGAGAGCGTGCGCGCGTCGGAGCTGTTGAAGCAGCACGGCGCCGCGGGGCGCGGCCCGAGCACGGCGCGTGCGGCTTGGGATGCGAAGGTCGGCGAGATCGCGAAGCGCGACTCGATGAGCAAGAGCAAGGCGATCGTGATCGCGATGCGTGAGGCCCCCGAGCTTTACACGCAGGCGCGTGAGGAGGTCTGATCATGGCGATCGAGAATCTTAACTTTGTCGTGGGCCACCTCGCCGCTGCGGCCAACTACAGCGCGACGGGGCAGTATCGCGGGATGGTCGCGAGCGCGAGCGCGGATCACACCGCGGTCCTCGCCAGCGTGGCGGGGCAGCAGATCATCGGCATCCTGCGCAACGAGCCCGAGGCGGGCGAGGCGTGCGAGATCGTGATCGAGGGCATCGCGAAGGCTGTTGCGGGCGGCACCATCGTGCGCGGCGATCGTCTCTCGGTGGATGCGAACGGCGCTCTCGTTGCCTCGACTGGCGCGGGCGCGATCGTGGGCACTGCGCTGGAGAGCGCGGCGAGCGGCGCGATCTTCAGCGCGCTGCTCTCTCGTCGCCCTCTCTCGCGCGTGACGCTGAGCTTCGGCGTGACGTTGACCGCGATCCCCGCGGGCGATCTCGTGACCAGCTACCCGCTCCCGGGCGCGGGCCGGATCGTCGGCTTCCGCTACTTCCCGCAGGTTGTGACGACCACCACGGGCGATGGCATGAACCTCAACCTTGAGATCGGCACCACGAACCTCACGGGCGGCGTGCTCGGGCTGACCTCGGCCAACACCAACACGCTCGGTGTGGTGGTGGAGGCGAGCGCGATCACCGGCGCGAACACTTACGCTCCGGGCGCGCTGCTCTCGATCGAGGGCGCGACGGGCGCGGGCGCGTTCGCTGAGGGCAGCGGCACGCTGCACGTTGACATCGAGCTGACCTGAGCAAAGGCAACAAGGAGGACTAACTTATGCCGATTGCAACTCTTCGTGACGCGACCGCGTCAGACCTTCTCACCTCGATCAGCGTTGCCTACGTGCAGGACGCCGCAGGCTTCGTTGCTTCTCGCGTGTTCCCGATCGTTCCGGTCGATGAGAACAGCGGGCCCTTCTGGGTCTACGACAAGGGGGATATGCTCCGCAGCGATGCGAAGCTCCGCGCCCCGGGAACCAGGGCCGCGCAGAAGTCGGTGGGTGTGACGACCGCGACCTATCTCTGCCAGCAGTGGGCGCTCGACCACAAGATCCCGGATGAGATCATGCGTTCGCGCAAGAGCCCGTTTTCCGATCAGGTCGCGGTGCAGGTGCTCACGCAGGATCTTCTCATCCGTCGCGATCTGGAGTTCGTCTCGACGTTCATGTCGACCGGCGTGTGGAGCAACGAGATCGCGGGCGGTGGTGGTGGCGGGCAGGTTGTCTCGTGGGACAACGGCACCAGCGCGAACATTCTGGAGGACATCGCGGGCTGGCACGACACCGTCAAGGCGGCTTGCGGTCGTCGTCCGAACGTCGCGGTGATCAGCTCCGACGTGTGGCAGCAGGTCAAGAACAACGCGGACGTGGTGGATCGCATCAAGTATACGCAGAGTGGGCAGATCAGCCTTCAGGTGTTCGCTTCGTTGATCGAGGTGGACGAGGTGCTGATGGTCGACTCGATCAACGCGACGAGCGCCGAGGGCGTGTCGCCGGTGACCACGGCCTCGACCGCGGCTGGAAAGTTCCTGCTCGCGTACCGTTCGCCGACGCCGGACATTCTCACCCCGAGCGCGGGCTACATTTTCTCGTGGCCGGAGTTCGACGGCGTTCGCGAGGCTGCTGCTGCGGGTGCCGCGGCGATCTCGTCGTGGTACGATCAACAGGAAGAGGCGCAGTACTATCGCGGCAAGGCGCACTTCGACGCGAAGGTTGTTGCCGCTGACGCCGCGTTCCTTGGCTACAACCTGCTTGCCTGAGAGGTGATGTGATGCCTGCGATCGGTAACGAGATCATCGTGGACGTGGCGCAGCTCGGGCCCGAGGACGGAGACTTCCTCGCGGCCCGGCCGCAACGTGTCTTGCGCGACGGTGCATCGGTGACGGTGCCCGCGGGGGAGCCCATGCCCGAGGTGTGGTCGCTCCCGACGCACAAGCAGCGGTCGTTGCTGCGCAACCGCGACGTGGTGTTTCGCTTCGGCTCGCGCGCCGTGAACGCGCGCGGGAACGACGTGGGGCGCCGACTGCTCGCGAGCGCAGGCAAGGGCTTGCTGGAGACCGTCGCGCGCGATCTCGGAGTCGACGCAGGCACCGGCTCGAAGGATGAATTGGTCGCGGCGCTCGCGAAGGCTGCGGGCTGGGAGGGTTGATCGATGGCGTTCACCTACGCGAGCTCCGATCTCACGACCGCGCTCGCGTTGGTGCGCTTGCGCATCGGTGACACCGACTCGGACCGTCCGCTTCTCGATGATGCTGAGATCCAGGCGATGTTGAGTGCGCACGCGCAAGCGGTCATCCCGGCCGCTTGCGCGTGCATCCGCTTGATCCTCGCTCGGATCGCAAGAGACGTTGACACTTCGCACGCCGGGGTCAACGCGCAACGCGATCAGAAAACGCAACACTACCGGGACTTGCTCGAAGCCCTCGAAGCCGAGAACGTGCGCGGGGCCGAGATCCACTACACGGGCGCGATGCCGGGTGACCTCGACTATGAGGCGCCGACGTTCAAGCTGGGGCGCGATCGCTATGATTGAGATCGAGCGCATCGGCCAGGACTTGAGCGTGCGCTTGCCTGCGGTGACCGCAGCGACGAAGCGCGCAGTGTTGCGTCTGCCGCTCAAGGTGGCATCGCTCTACGCTCGGACGGCGCTGGTCGATGAGATCCGGCATCGGCTCGCGAAAGATCCGACCGGCGCGCTCGCGCGAAGCGTGCAAACGCGATGGCTTGTCGAGCCCGGCTCGGGGACGCTGAGCACCGCGGTCGCGGGAAGCAAGCTGATCTATGCGGAGATCCAAGACCAGGGAGGCGAGATCAACCCGGTACGCGGTCGTTACCTCGCGGTGCCCGTGGATCTGCCGCGGTCAATGCGGGGCAAGTGGCCGCGCGACTGGCCCCGAGACGCGCTCACGTTGATCCGCTCGAAGCGCGGCAACCTGCTCCTTGTCGAGATGATGCAGCGCGCGCGCAAGCGGCGCGGTCGCAAGGCGGCATCGTTCAAGATCCGTTATGTGCTGCGCGAGCGTGTGCGCTTGCGCGGGACAGGCTACGTTGCAGCCGCGTTTGCTCGGATGCAGGCGCCCGCCGAAGCCTTCGTGACGCAGACGCTGCAAGCAACGATCGATCGCAACGGGGGTCGCGGTGCCTAATCGCGATCAGATCCTCGATCACATCGGAGAGAGCCTGCGGCGCATCAACGGCGCCGGGGGCTACTGGCATTCACTCGCCGCGGTCGGAGCGTACCTCAAGACCTACGACGAGTTGGGCGTCTCCGAGATCCCGTGGGTTGGATACTGGCCCACCGAGGGTAGCCCGCCCCCCGTCGCATATCCCTTCGGCGACGAGCTCCACACGCTCGAAGTGCAGCTTATCGGCGTTGTGAGCGCAACGCTCGACACGCGCACGCAACAGATCGCAAGGCTAGAGGCCGACGTTCGCCGCGCGCTCTACGCCGACCGCACCCGGGGCGGATGCGCGATCGATACGCGCGTCACCAGCGCTCCGATCACCGACGAAGGCAACCCGGACAAGCAAGGCATGAACGGATCGCGAGCCACGCTCGCGCTCGTCATCCAGTGTATTTTCTTCCCCGACGATTGAGGAGTGTGACTCATGGGTCTCCAGCGTAACCACGTTCAAGGTAAGCATCAGTTCTTTTACACGCGGCAAGAGGCGACCCCGGGCACCCTGCTTCGGGGCCGCGCCGTCGATGCGGTCAAGGTGATCTCATCCACGATCACTCTCGCCGAAGAGCCGCTCCCGAGGCGCGACATCCAGAGCGGTCGCACCGAGTTTGAGCACATCGACGGCCCGACCACGGTCGAGCTGAGCGGCGAGAGCTACGTCATCCCCAACGGCACCGTGGGCGTCAACCCGGATTGCGATCAGATCCTCCGTTGCGCTCTCGGTCGCGCGCGCGCGGTGCTCACGGTCAATGCCTTCGGGAGCGGCACGGGCGACACGCTCACGCTCACGCATGATGACGGAACGACTACGACCACGCTCACGCTCACCGAGGGCGTGGGATTCAACGCGCAGACGAGCAATAGCGTTACCGCAACCAACATCGCGACGGCGCTCAACAGCAGTGCGCTTGGGACTGCGGGCTCGATCACTGCCAGCGCCAACAGCGCGGTGGTCACGGTGGCGAGCGACACCGGGACGCTGACGATCGCGAGCGGTGACGTTGCAGCTTGGAGCGCAACGCGGATCGAGTATGCGTTGCGCGACCTGCAGGCGCTTAAGACCTTGACCGTCTCGCGGGTGATGACGAACGGCAACACGACCGCGCCCGTTGCGATTGCTCGCGAGGACGTGACCGGGGTTCATATCAACGAGGTTGGCTTCAGCGGCTCGGGAAGCGAGCCCCCGCGGATGACCTTCACCGGCAAGGGCCGGAGGCATATCTTCACCGGCACCGCTGCGACCGAAGGCAGCGTCAGCGGCTCGGCTTCGTTCACGCTCGAAGCGGGCCAGGGGCCCAACTTTGAGGTTGACTCGCTGGTGCAGGTCGGTTCCGACACGAACACCGGCGCAGGCTATGCGGTGACCGGAGTCGCGACGGACACGATCACCTCGACGGGCGCGAGCATCACCGCGGGCGATGCGACGGCGGTGGTGCCCTTCTACCTCGCGCCGACAACCGCGGGCTCTCCGATTGCGGGCACGGTGGGGAGCTGCACCATCGACGGCGTCAGCTATCCCATCACCGCGTATGAGGTGAGCGTCAACAACAACTTCCTTGCGATCGAGGATGAGGCGTTCAGCGAGCGGATGACCGACGCTGTCCCGCAGTATCGCGAGATCACCGGAACGGTGACGGTGCGCGCGCGCGCCGATCTCATCGTGGAGTTGGGGCGCCGCAAGGACAAGGGCAACCGGGCCATCGTGATCACGATGGGCTCGACTGCGGGGCGCCGTTGCGTGCTCTCGCTGCCGCAGGTGCGCTTCCCCCCGAGCGGCGCCAACGTGCCGCTCGAAGGGCTCGCTGATATTCCGATGGCGTTCCGCGCGCTCGATAGTGCCGAGGGTGCGGCCGACGCGCTGCTTGTGCAGTTCACCTAGATTGCGAAACGTGCGAGGCTCACGCCATGGCAAGACAGGTTGCGGCCGTCCCTTCGTCGTGGCGCGAGCGCGGCGTGCGGTACGTCCCGGACATTGATACTAACCGCTCGGACACGGATCCATTCTGGGTGCTGTTGCGCCCGCTGACGGCGAACGAGAGCGCGTCGATTCACTCGGCCGAAGCAGCGCGTCACCTCAAGGTGCGCTTCGACGGCGCGAACGGAGCGACGATCGATCGCGCGGCTGAAGCCGCGGAGTGGGTCGCGGCAACTGAAGCCGCAATGCGCAAGGCAATCTCGGTCGCGGTGATCGAGGTTCATGGCTACTCGGGGCGCAACGTCGAAACGGGCGAGGTCATCACGCCGCGCAACGGAGCGGAGCTTGTTGCGTTCATCGAGGGCCATGCGTGGGACAGCGAACGCGAGGTGATGCAGGATCTCTATCGCGCAGTCACGGAGCGATCGCACCTAGAGCGCGCGCTGGGGGAAGCATCGGCGCCGCGGTCCGGTATCTCTTCAGCGGAGACGCAAGTCTCCAATGGGCCTGCTCCCGATGCCGCGGCGCCGAGTACCGACACGACGATGACGGACCCACCGAGCACGAGCTACGTCGCGCCCGAGGGTGTGACGGTGACGTTGATCCCGGAGTGATCGTGTCGCTGCCGCGCGCGCCGAGGGAGCTGCAAGCGCAGGGGCGGTGCCCGTGGGCAACGATCCCCGCCGAGGTGTGGCCGTGGGTCCAGGCGTGGCGCAGGTGGCGCTACACGGGCCTTACGCCGCTCGGGGCATCGGACCTAGGGGACGAGCCAGCAAGCGTCTCTGAGGCGATCCTCGCGTGCGAGGAGACGGCTCGCCAGTGTGAGCGGGGCGAGCAGATCGAGGCGCAGACGCAGATCATGGGCGCGATGCTCGGAGGGGGTGCGCGATGAGTCGCGAAGTCGAGTACGGCATCCGCGTTACCGCGAAGGATGAGCTATCAGCCCCGGCTACGCGCGCATCAAAGGCAGCAAGCAATCTTGCGTCTGCACTGGATGGCGTCGAGAAATCGGCCGGTGATGCGGGTGGTGCGCTCAGCGATCAAGTCTCTCCGGCAGCAAAGAAAACAGCGTCCGCGATTGAGGACTTGACGAAGAAACTTGGCCGATTGCCGGGCCTCAACGAGAAGTGGTCCGCATCCGTTCGTGGTGCTCAGGATGCAATCCAGCGCATGATTGCTGCGGGC